TGACTGATGCAGTACCCTGAACCAGCAGATCTCCCATTGCATAACGAGAGATGGATTCCATGATGGAACCATAGTCTTCGCGAACAGTCTCTGGAGCGTCCTGACCATTGATAAGAATTTGACCATAATCCAGATAAGATCCAGAAGTAGTGCCACCTACTACCAGGTCAATAATTCTGTCGTCCTTACGACTTTCAATGGTCTCATTAGCAATAGATTGAATCGTAATAGATTCAATTGGAGTATCGGCAACAGATCCGTAGTTGCGATACTGGAAGATATCATTAGATGTGCTGCTGTAATGATATGTGATTTTCTCGACAGCAGTCTCGAAGTTGAATAGAGTTCCAGATCCTTTGTAATGATCTGTCTGTCTCTCGACCGCCGTGCCTTCTGTCTTGACTGTACCTTGTGAAATCCAATTGGGGGAGAAAGCAACTCTTGCTTCGCCCTGTAGTGGCAGGATAGCAGTGCTTTCTGGTGGGTTGGCACCAACCGCTTCAGAGGCACCAGAGAAGGCGTAGAGGGCACCAGAACCGTTGTATGCATATGTTCTCTTATCTTCGGCGTTATTAACGCTGAAGAGCGAACCAGAACCTTTGTGCAGCAGACTGAAGTTTGTCTTCGATGCACCAAAGATTCCAATGTTGACAAAGGCAATCCATCTTGGTTTCGTTCTGCCGCGACCATTGACGAATGCGAACAGTCCACCAGAACCAATAAAGTTGGGAGTAAATACTTGCTTGGCAGTACCACTGATTGGGAACAGACCGAATGGATAGTCTGTCTGATTAGTAAGAATCTCACCCCAGTCAAGTCCGACTGTAGATGGAGTCTGCTCACCATCAGTGAGAATAGTACCGAAGTCTAGGAATGCACCAGAAGTAGATCCAGATACAACTAGATCAATAATTCTTTCGTTTGCACGACTCTGGATTGTCTCGTTAGCAATCGACTGAATCGTAATAGAATTGATCGGTGATTCAGCAACCGATCCAAAGTTCTCATAGGTAAAGTAATCGATGCTGGAATTGTTGTAATCCCAGACAACTTTTTCTTCTGTAGAAGAGATGCCGAATAGAGTTCCTTCACCGACATAATCGTATGTCTGTTTGAAGGTAGTGGTGCTGAAGTTGAACAGGACACCAGAACCAACCCAGTTGGGTCTGAAGCTGATATCAGCATCACCATGGACGTTGAATAGTGTCTTGCGATCTTCTGGGGATGTCTTAACAACAGCCTCACCAGCAAAGCTACCGCTGAATAAGGTGCCGAATACATTCCAGTTAGGAGCATACGCAATTTTAGTGTCACTACGAAGGGGTAGTAGTCCCTCCGTAGCAATCGCAGGTACATAATGAGTGTTGGCATTGCCAGCAACCCACAGTGTTCCAGAAACGATGTATGGAGCATCCAGTCTGTATCTGGATCCGCCGAACTCGAATACTGTACCAGAACCAACCCAAGTCTTGATAACAGACCAGGTGGTAAGTGAATGGAAATGGGTGCGACCCATTGCCTGAATATTTGACGTGACTGTAATTTCGCCCCAGTCATCCGTGGCGTATGCTTCTACTTCTGTAATAGATCCATAGTCGAGTTGGTTCAGGGGACCGCCTGACTCCACCAAATCAACTATTTGATCATCTTTGTAATCTTGTATTACTTTGGTTGCGTGGTCTGCAATTACCCAGTATGCACGACCTAAAGCACCAAAATCTAGATATAAAAACTGCTCCTCGATAGCTGATGTATAGCTGTACGAAATTAACCCCAGTGCCTTCACAGCAACAAACTGGGGCATTCTTCCAGTACCAGCGTAGGAGAATACCATATACTACAGCCAAGTTAAAAAAATAGGGGGATCGCCAGATAAGCAATCCCCCCATGATGTAAAACTCAATTTCAGAATATCAGTCGAGGCTGACGTTCAAGGTGACTTTGATTTGGTCACCAGCGTTTTGAATCGCGTATGGACCATTGGTGAATCTTTCAGCGAAGAAGATTGCGCTGTAAAGAGTTAGATCACCAGTGCCATCTAGTGCCTTGGTTGTAGTGAAGGTGTTAGCATCGAGTACATCGAATACGGTGTAGGTGCCAGGAGTTGTGGTGGTGTTACCAGTGCCCTGGTCGATGTAGATTGCATCGCCCTTAACAAGACCGTGACCAGTTGCGGTTACCTTACTGAAGTCAAACTCAACCTCGTCATTGTTGTTAGAAGGCTGAATGTTGTCGATCAGTACGTTGTTCAGGTAGACAGTAACTTGTCCCTGCAGTACCGAACCAGCGTCGTCATAGGTCTCGTGATCGATACCAGTGATGATAGTTGCAGCGTCGATGCCGTTAGGAGCACCACCGACAACACCAGCAGTACCAGTCTGTGAGACTGCCATGCCGACTGTTAGATCTTCACCGACTTCTGCTTGGAATACACCGTTACCAGTAGCAGCACCAGTGAGTGCCTTGTCTAGATAAACAGTGGTTCCTGCGATACCAGCGATTCTTGCACCAGCAGCAACGCCAGTACCAGTTAGTCTCTGACCAACTGCAAGACCCGAAGTAGCGCCAACGGTTACGGAGAACTCACCAGAAGTACCAGAGATGGTGGTGGTGTTAGCAACAGCAGCAAGAACGATGTAGTCATTGCCGATAGTACCACGAACACCAGTCTTACTGATAGTTGTTCCAGCGGATGCAGCACCTGCATCTAGTACACCATGAATGGTGGTAGGCATGTTGTTGGCACGAACAAGCATGTAACCATAAACGTCACCAGCAGCACCAGTGAAGGTGAAGGTTTGCTCTGGATAAGAAGCGGTCGTTCTGCCAGCACCAAAATCTAGGTTTTGGTTGGAGAATGTACCAGTGTTCTTGACGCTTAAGAGGAGAGTTAGACCGTCGATGTCAACGACATATGCACCAGTACCAACGTCGCCGCCAGTTACATAGTCGCCCTTTTTAATACCAGTGTTAGCAGCAACAGTGATGGTATACTCGTCTTGAGTACCGCTACCTTGGACTGCAGCAACTGCAGCAGTTTGTAGGGTTTCGATTGTCCAGCGGTTGCCGTTTAGCAGAATTCCATACTGGTTAGCATAGTTCTGATTAGTTCTGTTATTTTCAACTTGGTGGTATCCAGTTACAGGTGCAGAACCATAACCCAACGTATTGTTGTTGGTGTAGGGCTCATAGTATCTGGTTTGGGAAGGCGTATCACTTTCAGCAGGATACGTATTTGTCGTGAACAACTTTAGAATTAAATTTCTAGGAATCTCCTGATTGTAATTCAGCAGATTACGTAGAGAATCAATTTCACCGTTGTCGGTTACTAGCAGTGCCATGTAAACTCTCCGTGTTTATCTCTCGGTGTAAATTTATTTATATCGTTACTATTTATAGTTTCAGTTTTAATGAGACCATGCATCGCGAAATGTCGATCGAGTAATTCACCTTAAACTGAAAAATGTCTCCTGCGTTCACCGTAGTGTTCCAGGTAGACAGACTGTCGTCTTTGTTTTTTCTAGCAGTAAATCTATTTATGGATCCCAAGGTAGGACGTTCAGTGCCACAAATAGACTGGAAGTTAGGGAAATCAGCAAAACTGCACTTCTCAATATCAACTTCAATATTGCCCTCGCTATCGGCAAGGATAGTCCAAGACTCGATAACTCCAGTGACATCAACAGTCATAGTTCCTTTCGGACCATTCCCCATAGGGAAAGAACCACTGTCTATGACATAGTTAAGGGTTCTGGTTAGATCTGCTGTAGTAGCATATGCTATTCCAAAGAATTCTACACCAGCGGTTGGTGGTGTACTAAAAACAATCTGGTCATTAGATACAATATAATCAACTCCTGGCGATAAAACAACATCGCCAACAGAAATCATTATTTGTTCTTCGTTGAGTGGAGTGTATGACTCTCCATTAACAATCAGATTGAATGTGTCTTGTGTTCCATCAAATTGTGATGCCAGTGATTCAATCAGAAGATTTGAATTCTGTACTGACTTCGATGGGATCTGGTAGTTTACGTCAAGTTTATGTTGTGCTGGCAATTGCTTACCAACACGATATGCATTATTACCAACCCTGACGTTATACTGTGCCATCAGGAAACTCCAGGACTTACTTCTGCGTTCCCCATAATGACTCTAGTCTTGTAACCGTTAGGATCTGTAAGAACAATATCGTAGACATATCTCCTACGATCTAACGCCAGGGTTTCGGTGTCTGTTAGTACCAGAGCAATTTCCCCTGTGGTTCTGTTTACAAAATCTAGAGTGAATGGGACTGAAGTGGTTGCAGAATAACTCTTCTTCATCGATGCAGCACCAGTGTACCCCGACATGTTTAGTGGAGTGCCATCTTTATTTGTGATGAAAAAGGTGACGGCAAAGTCTGCTCCTTTATCAATCAGTATGTTGACTGGTATCGCTGCCATCGGTATCCTTTTCTAGTAGGTTAAGTGCTTCCAAACCGCCTTCTAGTTTAGTGCGATATTCACGCAACTTGACGAGTTCTTCTTCACCTCTTCTGATCTTCAGATCATAGTCTGCAAACTGCTTTTCAAATTCAGCTCGCAACTTTGCGTTGTCCATATGGAATATAACAAGTATCTATATTTAGACGTTCAATTCTGGGTAGGTTGTGGTGCTTCTTCCGATTGAATTTGGTGTTCTAGGATATGTTGCTCCCTCAACTGGTCTTCTACCTTTAAGTTTTAATTTATGACCAGAGAAATCTGGTTCATCAAAGAATGCTCGGAGTCCAGGTGTTCCTGCTGCCTCTGTATATGTGTAACCACCGTTTCCACCGCCACCACCAATGTAGCAGTTACCAAAAGAGATTGCGTTGGATAAAGATGCACCACCAGCACTAGGAACATTAGTCCAAGAGAAACTAGTTCCACCTGAAGGAATACTACGAACTACATTCTTTGCTGACCTAACCAATAATTGCTTGGTTACACTTGGGTTTGGCCAAGATCCGTTGTAATGCTTATATTTCTCCATCAGGCAGGCAATTTTTCCTACAACAGTTGGTGTTGCACAACTTGTCCCAGAGAACATACCCCACTTATAAGATCCATACGTTGAACTTTGATATGAACTATAAGTATTTGCTCCAAGTCCTGTAACAGTAATACCAGGTCCACGGTTTGAATATCCATCCCAACCAGGCATTGCTTCCGAGTTGTATCCTGCTGCTACATCAATATTGTTATTAGTTCCATGGGGACCATATGGTATGTGAGGATACCAAGTAGTTGTGCTAGATGTAGAAGCACTATTGTCATTCCCATAACTGATGAATGTAATATCATATGGCGTTGCTGCATCTACAGTGA